GCAATTTGTTCACGACGTTTTAGTTTCCATACTATGTAATCCATCGTTGGAATACACATGGGATTCCAACCTACAAATGTTGTGGATTCCTTACTTGGGATCTTCCAACAAGGAGCATCATCATTATCAAGGTCCAATGATTTACGATACTCATCCTCACCAAGTAAAACAACTGCTCTCTCAGCAGCATTCAAACTCTTGAAACAATCAAAAGCATTCTTTCTAATCTCATCAGGGATGTGATGTTTCATTGAATAGCAAGTGGTTGCAGTCGGTCAAGGATCTCACGATAGGCAGGAACAATATCACCTTCGTCATTCCTGAATAAGTCTTTATCAAATCTTTCATCACTACCGATCTTCCAGAGTCTCATACTATCAGGACTAATCTCATCGGCAAGATACAAATCACCATGAGCATCATAACCATACTCAACTTTAAAATCAACCAGATCAATACCCATAATGTAGAACATCTGTCGGAGATAATCATTAATCCGTAGTGTCATCTCAATGAAAGGTTCTGGATTATATCCCATCAGACGCACACGGTCTTTTGTGAGAAGAGGATCATGCTTGCTATCATCCTTCAGAAAGAACTCAACAATCGGTTGTGGTAGTGGAGCACCTTCTACAAGAGTTGTCTCACGAACAATAGATCCAGCAGCACGATTGCGACAGATAACTTCTAAAGGAACAATACTAACTTTCTTACAGATCATCTTATTAGCACCAACCATGTCAATATAATGAGTTGGGATAAGTTCTTTGGAAAGTTTCTCAAAGATGACAGATGAAATACTACAGCAAAGAGATCCTTTTCCTAAAGGATGGTCTTCCTTTTCTCCGTTACCTGCAGTCACCTTATCGTGATACTCAATAATCACACGATCAGCATCGTCTCCCTGATAAACAGTTTTGACTTTACCTTCAATAATTACTTCCATTAATCTCTTTGTCTCCAGTCATCAGGTTTATCTCTTTGAAACCAGTCCTTGATATCATCAGCACTAGTGAACCCCATTTTATGATTGGATGGATCGGGGTCTCCTAAACCCATCCTATTCAGAAAATCGTCGGTACTACCTTCCTCAATATCTTGCGATGCTTGCCTTCGTGCCTTCTGTAACCAGTCTCTAGCAAGGGTATGGGACTTGGCAAGTTTATCTGCCCAGATCATGTCCTCAAGTGGAACACTTTCTTTGTTTACGATACATCTACAAATAGACTCTAGTCTTAGTCTGTACTGAGTAGATAACATATTAGTCTCGTAGTTTTTTTTGTAAATCGGAAACCCGTTGATACTCGTCAAGAGCATTTTCAGAACGATATTTGAGAATAGTTTGAATATCTTCTAAGATAACTTCTGTATCAACGTAGTCATCAAGATATTTATCAATCGCATCTTTAAGATAACGTAATCTATGCCACTCAGGACTATAAGGTTTGTATTCCATAATAATGCGTTTGATATTTTTGAATTATATACGCATCTCGACTGATTGTCAAGAAACTTTGTAGTTACATTTCAAAATCTTTAGATTCTTCAATCAGTGAATTGATATATGTTTCGGTTCCATCAAGTTTCTTAACCTCAAACAAAGGAGATCTCATATATTTTTTAATACTCTTATACTCCTTCATAAGTTTATCAACTTCAGATTGGTCAATTGTAACCTTTGCTTTTCCTTCCTTGGAGTCATCTATATTGTTATTAGAGAATCCACCAAATCCTTTATTCATTTCTTTTTCTTTTCAGGTGGTGCTTTATATCCATACAAATTAGGTCGAATCCTTCCTTCAGTTTGATTGAAGTTCAATAGATCGTAACGATATAGATCATAGTAATGATCGAAAATATCTACCTTTTTGCTTGACATTACAATATCATAATGAATAGTTTTATCAAGCACGTACTCTACCAAGTATGAATTTGTTGGTAGAGATTTATCTTCCGCCAATTTAGGATCACAATCCTCATGAATAATAATAAATTTCAACTACGTCCTCCCCAAGTAATGTCTGGATATGCTTCTTTTACATTGTCTAAAGAAATCTTATACTTAGTAGATAGTTTTTTATCCTTTACAAGAACTAAAATCTCTGCTTCTTCTGGATGTAAACCCTCAAGAATGTTAATGAACATCACTTCCCTTCGGATAGAAGATAGAGAATTGTTTCCACCATGAACAAAGTTATAAAACTTTTCTGCTTCCTTTCGGATAGATGTCTTTTTTGCTCTCTGCGATTCTTCAGCAACAGTATTATTTTTCTGACTTGACGTTCTAATCTTATCAGAAAGATTGCCAGATGCTGTTACATCTTCCTTAAGGTTTCCATATGGAACTTCTCCTTGAGGAAGCAGTGAACGAACTGTCTCATCAAAATTCCAAATGAGAATTGATTTTAGTGGAAGGCAGTCATTCTTTTTGAGAACTTCTACCTTTTTTGCATTACTGCGTTGCTTAGAAACCAATTCAAGAATTTCATGCATAAAAGCATTTGTTGGAAGTTCAGGAAGAGGTGTCGTCGTCTTCTTCTTTTTCGTAGTAGTCGTCATAAGTATTTTCAAAGCGTACTGCTAAAATTTCATCAGGTAAGATGTTTCCATTTTGGTCAAACATCTCTGGGTGAGTGTATCCCTTATAAGAATATAAGTTCTCTTTCACTAGGAATCCAATAACTAAACCGAGTGCTAGTAAACAGATTCCTAACACGATGCTGATTGCTATGATTGCTGCTTGCATGGATTTTCTCCTTGAGAACGTTTTTTTATTTCAAAAGTCATTTCAAAATTAAACAATTTAATTTTAAATTCTACTGACCTTTCTTTTGGTTTTACGATCTCCCTCCCAGATTCTAACATAAGTTCCAATCCACGGTCAACGCGGATGTCTTTCTTATTTAGATCTTTTTCTGATCCTTTTTCCCTTGTCATTTCTATACCTTACCACATCATCTAATATGCTGTCCAAATATATTTTCACCTTTCTTGCAAGTGGTTTTGATAGGTATCCATATGCTTCACGCAATTGTTTATGGGCATTATCAGAACCACCTTCAATATAATCTGCTAGATCAGAACTTATGGTTGAGATACTATTGGCACTTGAACTATCTAATATCTCACCCAAATCATCTCTGGTAAAATTATTTTGTTTTAAATAATCGTATAACCTCAAATTTAAGTTCTGTTTCAAAAACGCATCATCTACAGCACCCTCAATAAGGACATAGATTTCTGCTAATTTTTGTTTCATTAGATTACTTTCTGCTCCTTTAGATATGCAACTGTTTCAGTACAACCACCAAGTTTAACCGAATCATCAGCACCAGCATTAAGAATTACTTGTGGAAAAGTTGACCCATTCCCAAAAGTTTCATAAAATTCTTCTCTAGTGTAATCAGTTCCAAGATCATAGACGACGTGCTGCTGTTCTGCAAGTTGCATAATGTTTTTAATTTTGTCACAAAAAGGACAACCATACTTTGAATAGATTGTGTACATAGAATTCCTCCAAACGATATAATTATACCAGATAATTTTTAATATGCAAGAAAAAAGAGCCTAGATTATAGACTCTTGATTACATATTCAATTTTTATATAGGTTTATGCAACTCCTGGTATGAAATTTCTTCTAGGTTTATATCGGTATAACTTAATTTTGCCATCCTCTTCGTGCCCTATCCAGTCTTGAATTTTGCGTTTATTTACTTCTTGGAAAAATTCTTGATTAAAATACCACTCTTGCCATTCTGTATTTGCTTTAGATCCGTTACATGATAGGCAAGAGCAAACAACATTTGTTGTATAGTTAGTTCCACCTTTTGATTTTGGAACTACATGGTCAATTGTTAAATTCTCTGTTGAACCACAGTAAGCACATTGATTATCCCACTGCTCTTTGATTCTTCTTCTCCACATTTTCCTAGCTTCCTTTCGGTTTACGGTGTGCAAGTTATAGAGATATCCTTGAGGAGATGCGTAAAGTTCCATACGATACGAGTAAAGGACAAAAAAAGGGCAGACCCGTAATGGATCTTGCCCTAGAGAGTATTAAAAATAATTTTGACTTTGCATATAGAGTGTTCCAACTCTCATGATTTTATTTAGTCATCCAAATCCTTTATTACTATTCTTTGTCACATCTAATACTTCTATAGTACAACCTTTGAAATTTCTACATTGCTCAAACCATACTGCTCGAAGGATTTCATAGTCTTCAATTACGATAGACTTGTATCCAGGAACATTTAACCTATAAGTATGACGATCATATGTACCGTCAGAGGTTTGTGTAAAGTATTGTGGATCTGTAGGGTCAATTAGTTGAGTCATTGCTTTACAATTTTAGCAGCATCACGATCAAAAATCTCAAGTCCAGCATCAGTCAGAATGTGATCATACATTCCATCAAATACTTTAGGTGGCATTGTGCAAATCTCAGCACCATTATACCAGGAACGAATTGCACGTTGAACATTGCGAATGGAAGCAGCAAGAACCTGAGTTTCCATACGGTGGATTCGATAGAGTTCGGAGATAGATCGTATAACCTCCAGACCTGCCACTGACTGATCATCCAAACGTCCTACGAAGGGTGAGACATAAGTTGCACCTGCCTTTGCTGCCAGGACTGCCTGAGCAGCACAGAAGATCAGTGTGACATTAGTACGGACCCTCTCTTTAGAGAGTTCCTTACAAACTTTTAGACCATCACGGGTCATAGGAAGTTTGATTGTACTTACACTACCAAACTTATCAACTAGTCGAAGTGCTTCATTCAACATAGTCTGAGCATCACCCATGACTTCCATACTGATATCTTGAACACCAATGTCTTTGATCTCTTGGTATACGACTTCAGGATCTCGTCCTGACTTCATAATCAGTGATGGATTGGTTGTGACACCATCAACTAGTCCAGTCTCAAAATAATTGCGAATAAGTTCCGTGTCTGCTGTGTCTAGAAAAATTTTCATTCACAAAAAAAGAGGGTGTTTAACCCTCATATTATATCATTCTTCAGTTTGTTTGTAAAGACTCTCTAGTTTCTCTCTAGACAAATCCACATACATCAACTCATCACCAGGAGCAGGTGCTTCTGGGTGCTTTGGTTTGGGAGGTTTACTCATCTCTATATTAATAGATTGAATATTACTCCACATCATTGCAAACGCAGCACCTCCAATAATAGAAAAGCATACAAAATAAAGAAAGACTTCAAAGTTATTCATTTTAGTTTCCTTGGTAAGATGGGACCATCATACCACCATCTTGATCGTCATCATCGTCAGGATTCTGAGCAACAAAGAACAAGATTAGCAGTGCAATCCACATTAAAACATATTCAAAGTGCATTATTATGCCTCTTGAAGAGATTGAACTGTATTGTGAAGTTCTCCAATATCACGGAGACCTTCAACACTGAACCAGGGAGCATTAGCCCAACTAAATCCTTCACCCATGGTACTATCGGGTGCTGTGATGTACCAATGACATGCTGTGTCTGGTACATCTACTGCACACTTGGACCAATCATCCTGCCACTGTGGGACTTGAACCCACATCAATGCAGCAAACATAAAAGTGAAGAGTGATTTAATCACAGTGCGTTACCTCTTGGTAGTACTTCTTCTGGGAATACAAACTGCTCATGAGGTTGATCAACTGGTGCTAACCATGCTCTCAATCCCTCGTTTAACAAGATATTTTTTGTATAAAAAGTCTCAAATTCAGGATCTTCTGCTGCTCTGATCTCTTGACTTACGAAATCGTAAGCACGAAGATTGAGAGCAAGACCAATAATGCCAATACTGGATGTCCAAAGACCCATAACAGGCACAAACAACATGAAGAAATGAAGCCAACGCTTGTTAGAAAACGCAATACCGAAGATCTGCGACCAGAATCGGTTTGCAGTGACCATAGAGTAAGTTTCCTCCTCTTGTGTTGAATCAAACGCCTTAAAGGTGTTTGCCTGCTCACCGTCTTCATACAATGTGTTTTCAACTGTGACTCCGTGAATTGCTGATAATAGTGCTCCACCTAGGATACCTGCAACTCCCATCATATGGAATGGGTTGAGCGTCCAGTTATGGAAGCCCTGTAGGAAGAGTAGGAACCTAAAGATCGCTGCAACACCAAACGACGGCGCAAAGAACCAACTGGACTGTCCGAGAGGATAGATGAGAAACACACTGACAAAAACAGCGATAGGCCCAGAGAAC